AGATTAAGGCTGGCACTCAGTTTTACATTGGCCTTTTCTCTCTCGCAATTTTAAGGGTTCAAATCAATTGTAGAGCCTCTATGAACAACGGCGCCTGTAGTATTACTGGTCTTATTTCCTTCTACCGTTTCACTTATACTTCCTTCTACAACTACGTTCATATTCCCACCGACCTTTAAATTGTAATCACCGCCGGCGTTCATATTGATTTTGCCTTGTACTGTGTGTATATTTACATCGCCACTGTCTACTTGTATATTAATGGAAGCGCCGGCTCCTATTTGTATATCATAATGGTTATTTGGTGTGTTATTCTTATTAATGTATATCTTATGGCGGCCATCTATGGTTATATCTGAATCGCCAGCTACATACGCTTTGTTATTACTACTGACTAGCGTATAATGGGTGCCTTTGATTATCTCTGTTTTATTGCCTGAAGCATCTATCTCATATGACGTACCAGTACGGTGGCTCTCATATATTCTTTGATAGCCAGGTGTATCGTCATATTCTCGTATGTGGCCTGATTCGGATTCATATACGTGATTGTATGGATAGCTGGCGTTATAAGGGATCGCCGGCTGGTCAAATGTGTCGCCATCACTCGCACTAATAGTAGAACCATCGGCCGCCGTTGTCGTATTAAAGTCAGCGGTGGCGATACCAGTAATACGTGTAGATTGTCTTAATGTCAAGGCTAAATGTGGATTGTCTTCGTTATTGACAGCTAAACGGTTAACATCAGGTTCATCTTTGTATTTGGGATATATGTTATTGGGATCATAGAAGCCACCGGCGCCAGATAACTCAATAGGTTTACCTGGAAGACTTCCAATCACCAACGGCTCTTGGCACCTCTCGCCATCTCTAAAATAACCAAACACCCACGAACCTTCTACTAATCCCAATGGCGTTTGACCAAGTCCAGATATACCAGAAGATGTAATCGGAAGAACAACCTGTGCCCACGGTAGATCGCTTGTTGGAAGTTTATTTGTATTAGACGTATGATGACCCAGGCACCTTACTCGTACTCGTCCTGTAAACTGCGGATCGCCTCTGTCCTCTACAACGCCAACGAACCACAGAAAGCCGTTTCGTCCCATAAAGTTTGTTTCATTCATCTTTTTTTTCCGTTACACCTCTTGTTTTGATTCGGTCACCATGCGCCATTTAATACTATTTAAAAATAGTGTACGCAAGGTGGCACTCAACACTATTTAACTCGTTTCACTTGTTATTTACCCACTTTGATTAGTCTTACTCTCGCTAGAAGGCCTTTAACTTTCAATAAAAACGGGTGTTTTACAAAGTTCCATACTGTTTCTGGCGATGAATGGCCCTTGAAGAAGCCATCGTATTTGTTATACTCTGCGGATATGTCCCTCGCCTCTGAGTAATCTTCTATGATTGTCTTAATTTGTTCTTTAATCTTCATTATATCCTCTTATACGTTAAAATATGTCTTTTTGACACAAAGTTATATATCCTCTCATCGCCACCGCTTATAGTCGTTCCTACACGCTCTAGCCGCGATTCTACAGCGATTCTTGGGAGTGTATTCATTATACAATCTCCTCTGGTTCTTTGAGTATCGTATCATCTAATTCATATTGTAGTACGTTTAATCTATCCTTGTTTCCTCTATCCGATAATACATCTATGTTTTCTTGTGGATAAGGGTCTTTTACGGCGTCTTTGATTAGTTCTATATTCATTCTATGGTAATCATTTACTGTGTCTATACTATGTCGTATGGATTTAACCAGATAACGGCCAGATAGATATGGGTCATTATCAAACGGATTATCTCTTCCTGCAGGTTCGTATGCGGGCATTTCAAATGCGACAAGTTCACCACAAGAGATACCCGTAAATCCAGGTACATCTACTGATACGTTAAATGTTTCAAATGATAGTCGTTGGGATAGTCGTTTAGGTGTAATGTCAAAGTAATCTGGTATCTCTGCATTGTTGTGTATCTTCTGCGTATCACTCATAAAGTAAAGTGTACCTTCTGGATAGTCACTCATTGACTTTCCTTGAGAGTAATTAAAAAACGGAAGTATTCCTTTTCCATCTACTTTACCACCTGATCCATCGTGTTCAGTATGATGTGATTTAGGATATTCTGTGAGATAGTCAAAATCTATTTCATTAAAGGTCTTGTTAAAATTATCGTGTGATACGACTCTGGCGTTATAGATACCGTTTCTTAAATTCTTTAGTGTATCAAATTGACTATTAATAGTAAACCCTCGTACAGTCTGCATTTCTTTTACTACGTTTCTATTTCCTCGTTCATCTCTGATGTTCGCTGGAGTTGGTCTATATAACGCCACAACAGGTCTTGCGGTTGTATCTGTACTCGCCAACATACTCTCATAAGATTTAAAATGAAATCCTAATGCGTTCTCATAAAACATCATTCCTGGTGTGTGATGTTTTTTACTCTCTGCAGATTTAGTTAACATATCAATCGCCTCAAATGGTCTTATTCTTGGCATAACAAATTTACGTATACCTTTTGTTTCTTCTAATATCAATGTCTTATCTGAATTAAGTTCGTTTCTAACTATTCCAAGTATGTTGTTATCAATTGTATTTTCAAATGCCCTTTGTACTTTTACTTGTTCGTTTGTAATCATTTCTTTACTGGCGAAGTTCAATACATAAATTTGTACTCTTGGATTAATACCTTGTCTATTTGATATTTTGTAGATTTTCATTGGTTGACCAGTTGATGATGTAAAGTCATATGCACGACTTGTTCCTGGTGTAAAAAGTTTAAATTCTATTTCTTCAAATCCAGTTAACGGAAGATGGTTTGGGACGTTTTGTGCGTCAGTTAATACAACATTACCTGATAGTGTTTTGTTTGTTAAACTTTCGTATATGTTTAACTCTGTAACAAGTGATCGTACAGATATTCTTTTTGGTTTATTCTGACCTTCTGATGATTGAAAGGAAACTAATTGTACATCAGATAAAGAATATTGTCCCGCCCGTTCTAATTGATTTGTATTAATATCATTATACATTTTTCACTACTTTGTAATTAATTTTTCAAACTCTTGTAAAAATATTCCTAAAAATTGTGGATCTAATAATTTGATTGTTCTTTTTTCATCTTGTAGTCTTTGTTCATATTCTCTATTTGATACTGATTGTGCCCCAGGTTCTGTACTATTAACTTCTATCTTATGTGAATAATCATCTGGTCCATTACCTGTTTGTGGTCCACTAGATTGTGTAATTTCATAATGATGTATCGCATCTGGATTGTCATACTTTTGTGTTACATATGTTTCAAAATCTTGGTCAGTCAATGGCCAACCATAATATCTATCTGTGATATTGTTTGTCAATAATATTACCCAATGTAATTCTGGATCACCAAAATGTTTAAATGCTGTGTCTTCTGGTTTCTCACCATTAGGAACATCATAGGTATCGTATAAACTAATTTCATTGGCGATCTTACTTCTTACCTTGATTCTTCTCATCAAGTCAGTAACTAATTTAAAATTACCGTCACCTTTTATATCGTAATTACCTTTTGGAAATTTAGAAAAATACATATTAGAAACCGTCCGCTACTCTTTCTTTTGTCATTATTTCTGTTTCTGTAAATGATAAACTCATTGATGTAATTGTAGGTGCGGCACCTTGTTCATCAGGTATAAATGATGATATAACATCTTCTGGTGCGTAGTTTACACTCATATCCTTCAACACACAACGACTAACTCTTGGTATGTATGAGTTTCTTTCCTCTCTATACATATATGTTATTTGAAATTCTGATGGTGTATTAAAATAACCTTTTGTAGTTCCTTGATATTCAGGTAACATATGAAATTTGAACATATTAATTATCTTATGCATACTATCTTTTTCTTTTGGATTTTTAGGTGCAAATGTAAATGGAAATTCAAACGTTCTAAATGGTACAGATTTAAACACTGCCTCTAATTGAGGGTTTACAGCCTGACCAAATGCTTTATCAAATGCTGCCTCTGCGTTTTCAAATCCAGGTAATAAACTTGCTGCACCAAATGCTGCCTTTCTACCTATCTGTAATGCTGCATCTCCTGCTGCGCCACCTACTGAACTTAATGATTTTAATTTTTCTGCAAAACCTTCTGCATCTCTAAAATCACCTACTGCCTGACCTATAATCCCTGCAATACCAGTTTCTGGCATTTCATAATCTGCTCTATAATTAAACTTCAATGACTCTGCAGGCATATATAATACAATACTATCTGCTATAAATGAATGTGTAGGTGTTTTTTCATTTAATCCTGATTTAACTCCAAATACTCTTTTTGATGCATTTAATCCTATATCTTTTATTTGTTGAACATTGTTAGAATTTTTAGATGAATAACCATATTCACCTACTAAATTATTTGTATTTGTTGTAATCTTACTTCCACCAAAACTAGTATTTTTAAACTTTGATGCGTCATGCATTATGACATCAAAAATTATGTAATGACCTTCACCTAAATTTGCCGTTTCATTAGGATAATACACTGTCCCAAATGAATATGGATTCTCTTTCATATGTGAAGTAGGACTAATATTATCAATCTCTAGTGGCGACTTATTTAATAGTTTCGCCGCAACTTTTTTTGTTTGTGATTGTCCACCAACAAGATTACTTGCCAGTCCACCTATTGTATTTGAAACTTGATTTTTAATCGTTCCTTTTATTATATTTGAAATCTTACTTGTAAAAGCCATCTAAATATCCTTGTAATGATAATATTTATAACACAATGAAGAAGTCATATAAAGGTTTATATCGCCCATCTAACCCTAAAAAATACGTTGGCGACCCGTCTAAAATAGTCTATCGTTCACTATTAGAGCGTAAGTTTATGTTACACTGTGACCGTAGTCCTGATATAGTCAATTGGGCAAGTGAAGAATTATCCATACGTTATTTTAATCCGATTGATAAAAAGTATCATTCATACTATCCTGACTTCATTGTAAAGACTATCAAAGGTAAAAAGTTTCTTATTGAAATCAAACCATCTCGTCAATGTAAACCACCAAAGACACCTAAAAAGAAAAC